GCTGCTGGTGAAACAACTGCCCAGTTTGCTGCACCGCGACGAGTGCGCTGTGCTACTAGGTTTGCTTGCTGGTTGATCAGAGTTGCTAGAACTGCATGACGATCACCAACGAATGTTGGTGTACCAGTGAATGTGTCAGTCATGTCGAATGACGCACCTTGGGTTGCTAGATTTTCTAGTGAACCTAGAACTTCTTGGTCGATCTCTGCTGTGATTTCCATAGCAAGTGCTGCCATGATTTCTGCTTCGATGTCTAGACCGTGCATTGCGTTAGCGTCTTGTGCTGCTTCGAAAGTCCAACGTGCTGAAAGCTTACGTGTTTTTGCTTCAACTGTTTGCTTTAGAACTTGGATTGACATACGGTTGCCCGCTGTGCCTTCCATTGCTGCTGTTGCTGCTGGTGCAGCGCCATTTGCGCCTGAGTAGTTTTTAGCAATATCGAATGGTGATAGAGCTTCCGCACCGGCTGTTACGCCTGCTGCTGTGTCTGAATAACGAACACGTAGCGTGTGGATTTGGCCTACTGGACCGGTCATTGGCTGTACGCCGATGATTTCGTTCGCAATAACTGTTGGCATAACACGACGGATAACTGGTAGGATCACTTTGTTAAGTGTCGCAATGTTACCTGCTTGTGTTGCGCCTGCTGTAGCTGACTCGTTAAGAGCAACTTTTGTATTTTCTAGTACTGATGACATTACGTCACGCTTAGTGCCTTCTAGACCTTCTAGTAGTGCTTCACGTGTAGTGTCCCAGTTGTTACCTTCAAAAAGATTATCCATCTTTTTATCTCCTGTTAATAGTTGATTACAGTCCAGCTAATTTTTTTAGCTGCACGATATTGGCATCGTTACTTGATGTGCGTTCGATGTCATTGGACACTTCACGGTTACCAGTATGTTCTGTTACTTTGCCTTCAGTTAGGGTTGCTTTTGCTTCTGCTTTGGCAGGAGCATTTTCGTTCAAGACTGCTGGTAGATATTTCTTAAAAGCGGTCTTTAGGTTTGAAGTTTTTACTGATTCTAATAGGTCAGACATTACTCTGCGTTTCTCACTTGCTAACGGTGATAGTAAAGTATCCAATGACACTTTACGAGTCATACGATCTTCCATCACACGCTGTTTGCGAGATGCTTCAGTTAGGTCTGCTTCTTTACCAGCAATCATTTCTTCTAGTACTGCAACTTTTTGCGCAGATTCGTTTAGTTTACCGTTCATTTTTGCTACTTCGGTGCCTTCATTTAACTGTGAAGACATAAATTCGCCTGCAAATGCTTCGAACAACTTACGACCAAATTCGTTTTCTTTGGCTGCTGTGATGTCTTCTTTTAGCGTTTGTAGTTCTGAACGTAGAGCATTTGAAATAGTATTTTCTACTAGCTCTGCTGAACGTTTAACAAACGACTCTTTTGTTTTCAAAAGAAGTTGTTTGCCTTCTGCTACCATACGTACTTTAGTTTCTACTAATTCACGCTTATCGTTGTGGAATTCTGCAAGTTCACGTGCTAATTGCTTTGTAACAAATTCTTTAGTTTTATCTAAGTTCTCTGCTACTTTAGCGCGGTCTGTGCGTAATTCTTTAACTTCGGTTGCAAGTTGAGAAGTAATGAATTTTTCAAGGAGTTTTGCGTGTTCTGAAATTGCTTTCTTGTACGCAACACGTTCTGCGATAAGAGATTCGCGGTCAGATTTAAATTCTTCGATTTCGGCGCGGATCGCACCGTCTAGCATGTTGTCCATTGCTTCGACGATAACGCCCTTGTCGTGCTCGAATTTCTGAGCGAATTCCTCACGCAACTCGGCTGTAATCTCCTCTCTTGCTTCATTTAGTTTTGCTTCCATAGCCTCTGTAATAGCTGCACCAGCCTCTTCGGATAGTGCGCCGGACTCTAGAAGGTTAGCAAGGATTTCGTTTGCCATTGTTGCTTCTCCTGTTAAAGTTTCAATTCACGAATGAATTTAACTATTTGTTCTGACAAGTATTTCTGTGCATTCTTGTCACTGTGTACATTTTGTGCGAGTTGCCAAGCTTGGTAACCGCCTTTCATGTTCATCAATCCCTCGTAGATAGCTTTTGGGTACGCTTCTGGCGCACTTGGCTGAGCTACGATATCTACTGTGACAATCTCGAAGTTGTTAACATTACCCTGTCCGTCAACTTCACCAGCACCACGAGATGAGACACCTAAAGTAGCGCCTGATTCGATTAATGTTCTAATGATGTTGCCCATTGGTGTTGGAACAATTTTCAATTTGCCATAGCCATTTGGCCCATCCATCCACATGTTCTCAATAATATGAGATACTCGGTCAACATTAACTGTTAACTCCGGCGGATGGTCACATTCACCTAGTACGGGAAATCCTTCAGAAATTTTCTTCTGAACTGATTCCACCGCTCTAGTGATTTCTGAAACCGGGTAAACACGTTGGTTAGCATTTTTAACGCCGCCTTGGACGAAAATACCTTCCATAAACATACTCTTTTCACCATTTTCATTCTCAACGATACGTGACTTAACGCCCGCTTGATTATGAGATAGTGTTTCAATAAGAATTGTCATTGTGATTTCTCCTTGGTTTACTTTAGCTTACGCGCCGTTGTCACCTGGTGCTGCTTTACGTGCTGTCATTGCTGGAGCTTTTGCATTACCTGATGTGTTTACGTTGCCTGTTGCCATATCTTTCGGTGCATCACCTTTGCCGCCAGCTGTGTTACCATCTGTCGCTTTTACTGGTGCTGCATTTGAATCATCGCCTGGACGCTTTGGATTTGCGTTAACTGTTGATGCTACGCTATCGCCATTGTCGCCTGCTGATGCTGACACTGGAGTAACATATTCGTCTAGTTGCTCTTCATCATCATCGTCTGATTCTGATTCGTCTAGGTCTAGTTCAAATGATTCTTCCATATCATCGTCTGCTTCATCATCCATATCCATGTCCATATCCATATCCATGTCCATTTCTTCTTCTGATTCATCATCGCCTGACATAATTTTTTCGAATTCTGCTTCTAGTTCTGCTAATGCTGACTCTAGATCATCTACACGTGTTTCAACGTCATCTTCGCCTTCTTCAGCATCGTCCATTTCCAGGTCGTCAACTGCTTCTGCGTCATCCATTTCATCTTCGTCATAGATTTCTTCTGCTTCAATTTCATCTGCATCTGATTCAATTTCGTCTGTTGAATCGTTGAATGAAAGTTCGCCTTCTTCTAGTTCTAGTTCTTCTGCTTCGTCTAGATCCTCAAGGTCATCTTCTACAACTTCATCACTTTCGTTTAGAAGTTCCTCGTGGATTTGACGAGCGTTCTCTACGATAAAATCATGTAGTAGCTCTTCTGCTGCTACACGTTCTTCGTTGATAAGAAGTTCTAGGACTTGTTCTAGTTTGCTTCTTGACATATTAAGTCTCCTTATCTAAATTAAGCCACGCCAAAATTATAGTGGCAAGGTTGTAGAAACACTCTTGTTTCAAAAGTATTTATAACTAATTTTATATATGTGGTGTAAATACAAGAAAAACGACTGTTTTTAGTCGTTTTTTCGGCGTAGAGATATTTATAATACTCTTATATGCTTAAACATACTAGTTAATACGAAAAGCAGAACTTTTAAAGTTCTGCTCCCATATCATCATCTCCAGACGCTCCGTATTGCTTTTTAAGCTGTCCGCTTTTTTTAGCTTGTTCATATCTACGAAACTCACGTATCTTTCTGAGTTTCGCAAGGTGTTTAAGAGTTAAGCGAACTGTACGAGTATCACTTAACTTTGCTACAACTGAATTATCCTCGGTCGGAGAATAGTTTTCTTTTAAATCTGAATATCTCATAATACTATTTATACATTTTCTTCAGTTTCAGCATCTGTGTTTTCAGAACCATCAATAACTGATCCTTCTTCAGAATCATCTACGTCAGTTTCATCAAAATCAAATTCGCCAGCATCGTCGCTCATTGATGGAGAAGATCCAATATCTTGCATGCCAGCAGCGTCATCACTGACCTTATCTCGCATATCATTCTCTTCGCGCCACATACGTTCATTCTCTAGGATTTCATCTTTTGATAGTCCTAAGAAACGTTCTAATGCAAAACGCTTACTAATATAGTCTGCACCTTCAATGCTAGAGAACACATTCATAGCAACTTGATCTACCTCAGCTTGACGGAACTTACCAAAGTTCTGCGGATCATTGAATTTAAGATCAAATAGTGAACTTTCAACTTGTACGCCACGATGCTTCAAAAACATCTTGAACTCACGATCAAATTCTTCAACGATAAGTGATTGAATACGCTCACAAAATTTTGTAAATCTAAATTCTTCAATCATTGCTGTGCCGACACGACCATCATTATATGAACCACTATCTGCTCCTTGTCCCAAGTAAGATGTAGGTACACGCAGACCGCGCATCAGCTTATCATTAAAATATTTCAGGTCATCAATCTGTCCCAAGTTCTCTCCGCCTGGAAGTGTTTCAACTTTAGAACCGCGACCTTCTGATGTCTGAGCAAAGAAATAATCTTCCATGATTGATAGTGGATTATATGCACTATCAGTAATGTTCTGTCCACCACCGGTCTTAGATGGAATACGTCTTTGGTGAATCTCACCCTTGATACGCTCCAAGTGCGCTCTTGCTTTGTGTGTTGGCATGTTACCGACATCAATATAGAATACTCTACGTTCAGGTGCACGTTGCACACGGTAAATTAAAATAGCATCTTCTAATAGTTCTTTTTGCTTATAAACCTTGAAGATAGGCTCAAGAATAGATGTACCAAATGGCCAGAAGTGGTCAACACCTTCACTTAATGAAATGTGGACAACGTGTGCAGCATCAACAGGTGTAGACTTTTGATCATTTGCAAATCTTGTGCCACCAGCTGCTCCATTATGGCCTTGTGCTGTGTTAGCATTAAGATTTGGCATACCCATTGCGCCGACTCCTGTTTGTGTCAGTCTTCTATGGTCAGCAGTAACGCTCATACTTTCGATATTAATATCCATATCTTTTACGTAGTATGCTTCTACTTTCTTGCCTTTTCCTTCATTGACGATAACTTTATCTACTTTAGCAGGATCAACCCAGAACAATTTATATGTCTCCGGATCACGAACAAACATTTGGTCACCGTATTTGATAGCGTTTCGGAAGATACGGAAGATACGCTTGTTCATTTCATTGACATTGCACCACTGCTTCAGTGTACGAGTAACGATATCACTCTCGGATTCAGTTGGGTCTTGGTTGAAGTTAAGACTAAATGGTATATTAGTTTGCTCATCTTTTAGCGTGGAAAATTCAGCAATAACATCAAGTGCGGCATTGACTTCTGAATCTAAATCCATTTGATCATACTGACCGTAACGTTGTACTCGATTTGGTTGTCCTTGATAGACTTCCGGTAACCAACTACTATAACGTTTGTTCGATGCTTCGCTACCCTGATCGGATGTGCTTGATGAGTCTCGTTGTGGGAGTCCATCGTATGTTTTAAAGTATTTTTTCCAAGTTGCCATCTTTATTTCTTCCTATAAAGTATATTTTATTATAACACAATTTTATACTAGTGTCAAACGTTATTAATTTTTGTTGAGATTCTTAATCAATGAGTCTATCTTGCTTATTAATGAATTGAAAGGAGCCAGTTCTTCCTCATCTGCACCTGTAAAATTCTCCCGCCTTCTATCTTTTTTGAGTTCGTTTAAGATGGCGTAAAGAGAATTCGAAAATTCTTTGTTCTCTTCTGCAAGAGATGCTAACTCTTCTACACCCATATCACTTATTTGCTGATTTTGCTTATTCCTAGTAAGTTTTGAAAACTCCGGCTGTACGCCAGCAGTTTTATTAAATTTACCCTGTGTTCTATTAATTGCGGCTGTTAGATTATCTATGGCAGTAGTATTGCCTCGTATTGACTCAAACTCTCCCTCTGCCATTGTTAGCTTTTTAGCAGCGGTGGCAGTATTAATTGCGAAGGCAACACTATCAATAATTTTCGATTCAATGTCCATTGATGTCTCTGCTGCTTTGCCAACAACACCAGAAAAAGCCGCGCCCGCATCGCCCATTGCCTTAGTAAGTTGTAAAGAAGATTCATTGAGTTGACTGGTATATTTAGTAAGATCAATTGCAGCCAAAGTCATGTTTCCGATATTTTCTAACTCTTTATCTCTCTGCCTAGCAACTTCAATCGTTTGATTCATCGCTTGGTCCTCTGATGTGATTCCAATACGGCCAGCGTCTGCATTTTTTAACGTCTGTAGCATCTCCATAGCGGCTGCTTGTGATGCCTGTGCATTTCCAACATCTGACAATATCAATGAACTATTGGTTTTACCAAATTGTACCATTGCCTCTAATGATGGTCCCATACTGGCTAATGCTGCCTGCATTGCTTCTGGTCCTCCACTAGAAGCAGAGGCGATTTGTTCTATCATCGGCAAGAACTGTGCAGTCAATGCATCACTATTAATATTCGTAAATTCAGCAGTCTGTGCGAAAGCGCCTGCACTTCCAGCTGCTAAACGTGTAGCCAAGGCTTGAGCAAACGGTGAATCTTGTCCACCGAATTGTCCGACCATATTTTTTACAGCATCCGCAGTTGTTTTATCTAGTGTAGATAGCATTGAAGCGAATTTATCCTGTTTTAGAGTATCCCTAATCATTTCCGCAGCATCTTGTAGATTAATTTTCATTATGTTAGACGTAGATACAACAGTTGACATGAAGCTGTCCATTCCAGAACGCAAATCGGCATTTGAAATTTTGTCTAATTGTCCTAACGAACGTACACTATCAAGATAAGTACCAGCAATATCACTGACTTCTCTGAATTCCATTCCGAAATTGTTCATCATATCACCCATACCTTCGCCACTAGATGCCATACTATTTGCAAATTCCATCGAGGCTTTTACTCCTCGGATACCCACTGACTGTGAAAATTGTTGCGTAAATCGCTGTGCTTCTCCGAATGTGAAGTTAGCAGCAGTTATAGTCTTTGCAATATTAGTCATTCCAGCACTGAAAGTATCCATTCCAGCAAACATACCGGATTGTCTCATTTCTTGTGATAAATTGAAACGATCCATGCCACCTTGCTTGACTGCCTCGTTTAAGCCTTTGCCAGCAATAAGGAGCTTCTTAACAAAACCTGCGCCATCCTCTGCTATCTTTTTCATTTTCTCAATATCAGATTTACCTTCACCAAACTCTGCTTCTATCCTTGCCGCGTCTGGCGACACACCTTTACTAGTTAATTTCTTGATTTGCTCTTGTATTCTATTTCCGCGTTCAGTAGCAGCTACTAACTTATTTGTACCAGTTAACATTCTAGTCAAAAAGGAAAGTTGATGTTGTTCAGTTTTACCGGTGGATTTAGCTTCTTTGTGTGTCTTAGTTGCAACGCTATTTGCCTGTGCTAACTGAGAAACTGCTGCTGAAAGTTGAGAAGAAGTAGACTTATCTCCGTTAACAATTTTTTGTAGTACCGCAAGCATCTGAGTATTTGCTTGAGTATTTTTATTCATGCCAGTTTGCATAACTTTTAATAGTTGTTGCTGTGTAGTCTCAGTGCTCCATACTGGAAGTCCTGATCCTAATCCTTCAATATAAACACTATCAGCCATATCAATTCACCTTTTTTAGTTATATTAGCACATAACTAATCAGTTAAATACTATTATAATAAATATATTATAAGTGTATTTATCTTTAGTTAAGGAAACAACATGAACCCACTAAACAAGTATTTTAGGCAACCTAAAATTTACATAAAATTGCCAACTGGCGGCAAATTTAATCCAGAACTAGAAACAACTGTATTAGATGAAATTGGTGTGTGCTCTATGTCTGCCATAGATGAAATAACATTGAAGAATCCAGAATCACTACTCAATGGCGAGGCAATCATCAGTATAATAAAAAGTTGTGTTCCCAGTATTTCTGATCCTAGAAAATTATGTAATATAGATGTAGAAGCATTATTCCTAGCAATACAGTACGCAACTTACAACAAAGATATAACACACGAACATACATGTAGTAAATGTAGTGAAGTCAGTGAATTTTCAATTGACGTTAACTATATGTTAAATCGTTTTCCAGATATTGATTTCATTGAACCAATTCAATACGAGGATGCATTGATTCATATCAGACCGCCGACAGTGGATAACATCACTAGAATGACACTCATTGATTTAGAACAAAAACGTATTATCCAGGGGCTATCTACAGTAGATGACCAGTCTGAAGAAATGGAAGTGGCAAAGAAGTTCTACAATAGTTTTAAGAAAATTGCAGAATTCAATGTTGACATGTTAGCAAATGCAATAAGTCATATTGAAATCCCAGATATGAAAGTAAGTGACCAAGATCAAATTTCTGAGTTTTTACATAATATACCAACCACATTAGTAGACGAAATCAATGAAGCAGTTGGGAAATTAGTGGATAAACCAGAAGAAGCAACATTAATGAAGTTTGTATGTTCAGAATGTGGTCAAGAGGACGAGGTACAGATGGAGATGAACCCTGCAAATTTTTCAAAAGCTGGCTCTTGACCGCAACCCAGCAAGATATACAAAAAAAATCAGATAATTTTGAAAAAGAGCTTGACATGTTTCATAAAAATATGTTAAGATTATGTTGGTACATGAGGGGCGGAGTAACAATAGAACAAATGTACGATATGCCTCCCGCTCACTTAGAACACATTAATTCCATCGTAGAAGATAATTTTGAAATGAGTAAGAAGGCAGGAATGCCAATAATATAATTTTAAAATACATCTTGCAATTATGTAAAAATTGATGTATACTGTACGTACACTAATATAAATCTAATATAAATCTAAATACACAGCTAATATAAACCTAGTACATTATCCCCATAACTAATAAAATGCTAATATATCAAACATAGTGGAACTGTTAGTTGGGTAGCCAACTCGGGATTGAATCTGCCAGCATTTAAAGATGTTGTTGCCGTTAGACTAGTAGGGATGAATTCCTACCATCTTCTCGTTAACCACAAATAAGAGTATTCAAAATATTCAACAGCCATGACTCTAAAGGTCAGGGCTGACCAGTTTCTACCGTGCTTTTTAGCACATACTGCTGATAGACTACTTAGTACTATCGACTCTACAATGTTTTTTAATGTATAGATATTGTAAGGGTGCCGTTGGGTCGCAAGACGCAATAGTGAATGATGAGGGGATCGCCAACCGACCTCGCTGTATCTGGCAGCTAGTTCACATACATTAGTTACGAGCATAGGACAGATTCATATCTGTGTTAAGTTTTTTTTCAAT